GGTAACACCTTGGTACTATTCAACTATGTTGAACGCCATGGTGAACCACTATATGAATTAATAAATAATAGTGCAAAGGATGGAAGAAAAGTATTCTTCGTACACGGTGGGATTGATGTAAAGGACCGAGAGGAAATCCGAGCAATTACTGAGCAGGAGTCCAACGCAATCATCATCGCTAGTTACGGTACTTTTTCCACAGGCATTAACATTAAGAACTTACACAATATTATTTTTGCTTCCCCTTCAAAATCCAGGGTAAGAAACCTCCAGTCAATTGGTAGGGTATTAAGGAAAGGAGAAAACAAAAATACAGCAGTTCTTTATGACATTGCTGATGACACATCAAAAGATTCAAATAATCCAAACTATACTTTGCGCCATCTTTTTGAAAGAGTAAAGATCTATAATCAAGAGAATTTTGATTATGAGATAATCAACGTTAAATTAAAGAACTAAGTATGGGACCATTTTACGCAAGTATCAAATTTAAAACTGGAGAAGAAATCTTATGCTATGTAAAAATCGCCAATCCTGAAACTGATACTCTTGTAATAGAAAATCCAATAGAGGTAGAAGAGATTGATATCCCTGGAGTAATTCAGGGTATGAAACTTAAAGCATGGATGAAAGTGTCTCATCGATCTCAATTCACTATTTCAGGTGAAGATCTAGTAACTATTACTGAAGTTCCAACTCATGTAATAAACTTTTATAGATCAGGTCTTGATAAACTAGATAACATTAACAATAAAAAAAGACCCCATACTCCTAGAAAGAGAGTTAGAGGTCATATTCCATTAGACAATGATATGGGATTGATATCCTCTATAGATGATGCTAGAGAGTTACTAGAGAAAGTATTCTTAGAAGATATCAAAGATAATAAAGAATCTTAAGTACTTAAAGCTTCTCTGAACTGTTGACCCAGTTATTATACACAGATACGGGGGTCTTGTCAAGCCCCCCTTTATGTGCTACAATGTCATGAGAAGACAATTTAGTTTCAATGTCAAAACAAAAAGAACATTACGTAAACAACAAGGACTTCTTACACGCTATTATCCAGTATAAGAACCGAGTAGAAGCAGCACAAAAAAATGGCGATCCAAAACCACCTGTGGGTGAGTACATCGGGGGGTGCTTCCTTAAGATTGCCACCCACCTTTCCTACAAACCAAACTTCGTCAACTACATGTTCAAGGATGACATGATTGGCGATGGTATCGAAAACTGCATTACATACATTGATAACTTCGATCCCGAGAAGTCAAAGAACCCTTTCGCTTATTTTACTCAGATCATCTACTACGCTTTTCTTCGTAGAATCCAGAAAGAGAAAAAGCAAGTTGACATCAGACAAAAGATGATCGAGAAGTCAGGGTACAGTGAGGTATTCACTGCTGACGAACTTGGCAACGATGTGTACTACGACGGCATTAAGAATTCGCTCGAACAAAAAATGAGGGGTTGAAATGAAGGTTGCGATTATCACTGACCAGCACTTCGGCATGAGGAAGGGTAGTCAGATCTTTCATGATTACATGAAGAGATTTTATGATGAGGTCTTCTTTCCAACCATAGACAAGCATAAGATTGATACTGTCATCGATCTTGGAGATACCTTTGACAATCGTAAGTCAATTGATTTCTGGTCACTGGATTGGGCAAAGGAAAACTACTACAGCAAACTTGCTGACCGTGGTTGTGCTGTATATACAGTGGTTGGTAACCACACTTCCTACTATAAGAATACTCTAGACCTGAATGCAGTTAAACTGTTATTGACTGAGTATCCTAATATTGTTCAGATCACTAATCCACAAACACTTAATGTTGGTGGTATGGACATCTGCTTTGTCCCTTGGATTTGCGTTGAGAACGAGACCGAAACCTTTGAAGAGATCTCAAACACCAAAGCAAAAATTGCAATGGGTCATCTTGAGCTGTCTGGGTTTGAGGCACACGTTGGATACTACATGGATCATGGCATGAGTCGTGATGTCTTTTCTAAATTCAAGAAAGTATTTTCTGGGCACTTCCATCACAGGTCACACTCCGATAACATTTACTATCTGGGTAACCCATATCAAATGTATTGGAATGACTATGGAGATGTTCGTGGGTTCCATTTGTTTGACACTGAAACTGCTAAACTCCAGTTCATTAAGAATCCGATCAACATGTTTGAGAAGATCTTCTACAATGATGAGACCACAAACTATGCTATGATCAGTGGGGAGCATTACAAGGACAAGTTTATCAAGTTGATTGTAGAGAAGAAAAAGAACTACTATGACTTTGATATGTTTGTTGAACGCCTCTATCAGGTGGGTATTCATGAATTAAAAATCATTGACAATACTCATGAGGAAATTCAAACCAATGGTGATATCGAAGTTGAAGGTACTCTTTCATTCCTTGAAAAGTACATCGATGAAATTGACTACGAAGAAAAAGACAATCTCAAAAACATTATAAATTCAATATACGTTGAATCTCTTCAAGTAGAATAATGTATCTGTTAACAGTTAAAGGTAAAGAAAACGAAGGAGCATATGCCCCCCAAGTGGGGGACACTAACGTTCTGTATCTTTTTCTAGACGAGGAGGATGCTGAAAGGCACTCTGAACTTTTGTTCGCAGATGACTATCCTGAGATGACTGTAATTGAAGTCGATGATGATTTAGCAATTGAGATTTGCGAAGAACATGGTTATGCATATTGCATAGTCACCCCTGATGACATTTTATTTCCCCCCAAAGTAGATGATTGAATTTAAAACTATTAAATGGAAAAATTTCCTGAGTACAGGAAATAACTTTACTGAAATTGATTTAACAACTCATCAAAAGACACTCATCGTTGGAGAAAATGGAGCAGGCAAATCCACTATTCTGGATGCTCTCTGCTTTGGTCTTTTCAACAAACCATTTCGAAAGATTAATAAACCTCAACTTGTCAATACAATCAATCATGGAGATTGTAAAGTTGAGATAGAATTTCAAATTGGTAGCATCAACTGGAAAGTTGTTCGTGGCATGAAACCCACCATCTTTGAAATCTATAAGAACGATAGTATCCTAGATCAAACTGCAGCTGCTGTTGATCAGCAGAAGTGGTTAGAGCAAAATGTTTTAAAACTTAACTACAAATCATTTACTCAGATTGTTGTTCTTGGTTCTTCTACTTTTGTTCCTTTCATGCAGTTACCTGCTGCTGGTCGAAGGGAAGTCATCGAAGACATCCTTGACATCAGAATCTTTTCTACTATGAATGTGATTCTGAAAGAGAGAGTTAAAATTGCAAAGGAAGAGGTTAGTGATCTTGAGTATGCTGTCTCAATCTTGAGAGAGAAAGTGGATGTACAACGTAAGTACATTCAGAATCTCAAAGATCAGAGTGAGCAGAATAAAGAAGAGAAAGAGAATGTCATCTCAGTTCTAGAAGAAAACATTCGACTTAAGAAAGAACAAGTTGAAAGTTACATGTCTAGAATGGATGCTTTAAACGAAGAGGTTGAGAAGTATTCTGATATTGATGCTAGGGTCAATAAACTCAGAGAGTATGACATTACCTTTAGTGGTAAGATCAAGGAGTTGACGAAAGAGCAAAAGTTCTTTACCAACAACGCTAGTTGCCCTACTTGTAATCAAGAGATCAGTGAAGATCTCAAAGAGACCAAGGTTGCCGAAACGACTGGTAAGATTGAAAAGTTCAAGCAAGCACTTGATAAACTTTCTAACGATCAGAAGGAAGTCAATAAAGTTCTTTCTGAGAGAAAAGAAATTCTTGATACTATCAATGAAGTGCAATCTAAAATTAGGGAGTGTTTCAAAGAGGTAGAATGGAATGAAAAGAGAGTTGCTGAAACTCTGACGGAGATTGGATCTATCAACTCTAATGATTCTCTTATTGTTGAGGAGACAGAGAAGATCAAAACGTTGATTGAACAAGGTAAGTCCCAGGAACTGCAACGTCGTCAGTTGATTAAAAAGCAAACTGAACTTAAGATGGTTGCTGAGATTCTTAAAGATGGTGGAGTCAAGTCCAGTATCATCAAGAAGTATCTTCCTGTTATGAACACCCTGATCAATAAGTATCTTCAAGAACTTGAGTTCTATGTGAATTTTAATCTTGACGATACTTTTAATGAAACGATCAAGTCCAGATTCAGAGATGAGTTTTCTTACGCTTCTTTCTCTGAGGGTGAGAAGATGAGGATCGATCTGGCACTGCTGTTCACTTGGAGAGAGGTTGCCAAACTGAAGAACTCGGTCAATACCAACCTTCTCATTTTGGACGAAGTTTTTGACAGTTCGCTAGATAGTAACGGCACTGCTGACTTTATCAACATCCTTCGGAACATTACGGAGGGTAACAATGTGTTCGTTATCTCACACAAGCAGGACATCCTGCACGATAAGTTCGATAATGTGATACAGTTCAAGAAGGTCAAGAACTTCTCCAAACCCGTACAGATCAATGAAAGTACCTAACTGGCAACACCACAGTAAGAAGGATCAGAAGCGCCGCCTGAAACCTCAGGCAATGAGAGCACGTAAGGAGGCGCTCAGACAATTTAAAAAGCGTCACATGGGTCGTCCGAAAGGGCGACCTTTTTCTGTATCATATGTCCATACTGATTCGGACTTCCAATGATCGCCTTTTCCCACGAAGTCAAAGATAACCTTGCTCGCCTGCTCGCTACTGAAAACCTGATCGTTGAGCACAAGCAAGTCAGCACTGCATCCTTTGACGTACAAGAACGTGTTTTGACTCTGCCTATGTGGCAGAAAGCTTCCTCCATTGTCTATGACCTGCTGGTTGGTCATGAAGTTGGTCATGCACTGTATACCCCCAACATTGATTGGCGTGAAGATAACTACAAGAACGTTCCTCCTTCCTTTGTGAACGTTGTTGAAGATGCTCGCATCGAGCGTTTGATGAAGCGTAAGTTTCCTGGGTTTGCTAAGACCTTTCACAAAGGATACAAAGAACTTTCTGATGATGACTTCTTCAGCATTGCTGATGAAGATCTGAGCAAGATGAATCTGATTGATCGCATCAACCTTCACTTTAAGATCGGACTCTTTACTCCTGTCCCATTTTCTCAGGAAGAAAACAAGTTCGTTGAATTGGTTGAAACTTCTGAAACGTTTGCTGATGTTCTTGAGGTTTCTTTGATGCTGTTCGAGCATGTCAAGAAAGAAAATGAAGATCGGAAGAAAACCGACCTTCCCTTCAACCCTGAACAAACCAATAGCGAACCATCCTCTAATAGCAGCGTCACTGAGGTAGAGACACCTAACAGTGAGCAGAGCGACCTTACAGGCGATTCTGAAGGGGATTCTGAGGGGTCTGGAGAAGAGGTTCAACCTGACAAGGTATCCAGCACTCCTGAGGGTGGACTCTCTAATGACTTTGAATCTCAAACCGAAAGTGCTTTTGAGAAGAACCAAAAGAAACTGATCAACCATGGAATGGTAGAAACCACCTATGTTGAGTTCCCAGAAGTCATTCTTAACAACGTAGTTATTCCCACTGCTGAAATATCCGAACTCTGCAAAAACTTCTACTCTACTGATTTTGTTGAGGGTACTTGGCGTAAAGAAGTTTACGAGCAATCACTGAATCACTACGCTCACTATAAGAAAGATGCATCTCGTGGTGTGTCATATCTTGTCAAAGAGTTTGAGTGTAAGAAGTCAGCAGATGCATATGCTCGTGCTGCAACTTCTCGAACTGGAGTTCTTGATACTTCTAAACTCCACACTTACAAGTACAATGATGATCTCTTTAAGAAGGTAACTATCATCCCTGATGGAAAGAGTCACGGTCTTGTCTTTGTTCTTGACTGGTCTGGCTCTA